TAATTGGCTATCAAAACTCTGTAGCATCTGTGCCATACGCACAGTAAGTACCAAGCTCATTACCAAATCATCACTTTCACCTGGTTTAGCAGCATAACTAGCACCGTGTGCTACAAATGTTTTTAGTTCAGATATAAGTGGACGACTGTTGATCATCATACGACGACTTTCTATTAGGTTTTTAAGTTTAGCACAGGCTGATATCTTAGTCTTGTTAGTGGTGTTAAATCCTTTACGGTATCGGCGTCCACCACCCATATGGCGGGGTTCTGTTAGGAATATACCTTTAATATTTTCTTCTCCGATTTCGCTGATACTGATCAGAGCCGCTTCACCAATAGTATTGTTTTCTACGCTATAGTAGATATTAGTATTTGGTACTATTTCTGCTAGATATTTGGTGATTTCGCTTAAAATACCTACCTGTTGCTGGATAGGTGTGCGGTTGTGTTGCCATTCGCCTACTTGTTTAAATGTAGGCAATTCAAATATCTGTATAGCACTAGGGTCACCACCTGTACCTAGGCTAGGATCTAATGCCACTACATAGGTATATTGAGGTTCTGGCTTCTTGTACCAACGCACTTGCCCTTGTCGTTCTAACGGGTCCATGCCTTGTAGTTCAATCAAGAAACTAGGATTTATCAGCGTTTCGTCCCAGATGATAAACTCGCAATCCATCTCACGGCGGAAACGCTCATCGCCTAGCTGTGCTCGTTGCTGTATAGCCCACGCTTCATCTCTGTCAGGATGTTCATTCCAATAACTACGGAATGCTTTGAATCCATTGATGCCTAGTTCTGTAGGATTACCAAATTCATCAAACTGTTTGTTAGCACCTTTCCATAAAGTAGCAAACTGATCTTCATCGCTGTTGGGTGTACTGGTGATAATACATTTACCACCAGTGGCTAGTGTTGGGCTGATCGAAGTCCAAAATTCACGACCAATGGTAGGTCTGACAAACGCAAACTCATCTGCATATAGAAGTGATATTGACAAGCCTCGACCTGTGTTTTCAGTAGTTGTAGCTGAAAGTATGCGACTACCATTATCAAAATCAATACTGCCTTTGTTGTAACTCACAGCACCAGCACGTATGAAGTCTGGCACGCTTTCATAAGCGTAACGGATACGTTGCATGATTTCCTGTGAACCTGTAAATTTGTGTGCGGCGATTAGGATAGTGCTATCTGGTATAAACATGGCGTACCATAAGAGATATCCAGCAGCTGAGGTTGACTTGCCCGTCTGCCGTGGCATTAGTGCTATACTGTATCTATTTTCGTGATATGTTTTGATTAGGCGTTTTTGATAGTCAAATGGCTCATACAGCATACGTCCTTTGACAGGATGTTGTATATAGAAATAATGACTCATAAAATACTCAGGACCCGTGATGGGATCTGCGCACTTTGCCATTTCAAGGATTTGCTCTTCAGTAAATATTTCTTTCTGATGAGCTTTTTTAACGATTACAAGATCAGACTTTGCCATACTATTACTTATCTTGGCAATGTTTTGAAGTTAAATTAAAAGGGTTTTTCGCCGGTTAGGTATGGTTTACTGAACCAAAGACGGAACCACTCTGTTGTGCCAGGTTGTACATTGTGTTCATTTTGGTAGTTGATTTTTTCCATGGCAGTGATACTAGGGTTGCTACCACCTGTGCGTGTTGGGGTTTCTGGACCTTTGTATTCCACTAGCTTGCCTTGATTGTTGCCGCTCAAGCCTGCCATGTATTTGAGTTGTTCTAATTCATCCATTATTTTTTCTTCCTTTTAGCACCTGAATTATGTGGCACTGGGCTGGCTCTATGTACATCATCTGCTTCTCTGCTTCTAGTGTCACTCATCTTATTAACTGGTCCTGCATCTGTCATTTCTGCGGCATCTTTGATCATATCATATTCTTCATCAGTGTAGGTAAGCAACAGTGGGTCACCAGCGAATGGACCTGCAACTGGCATTTTGCCACCTTTCTTACCATCAGCGACTCCTAACGCTAACCCAAAACGATACTGTTGGTATGGATTGCCATTGCTTTTATTACTGCTGATACCAGGCATGCTAATAGCACCTTTGATGCTGGATACCTGATCCTTTTGTAATCCTTTAGGATTAGCAGCTACGTCTTCTGCGATAATCTCATTAATCTTCATTTGTTGCGCCTTTATACTGTGGGTACAGTTTTTCTAAACTACGTATTTCTTGTTTTAAATATTTTAAATTATCTGGATCTTTTTCATTACTTGCACGACGATATAACTCATCACGTTTGTTTTTGAAATCATCTTTATCTAAAATATCAGCACTTTCACGAAAGCCTGCGTGAGTAAGGGGGCTATCGCTGTCTACTGGAGCACGAGCACCATAGCCCTCTTCTATTACTCGAATATAATCAAGTAAAGTTTTCACGTTACTTAGTGATCTCGTTTAACATTGCTTCGTACTGTTTCCAAAGAGCAGCTTCTCCAATCTCGCCATGTTTCTTTTTAGCTTGTAGTGGATTATCACCAATTGGTGGAGCAAACTCAATTTCTGTTTTCTTCTTGTCTAAACCAGTACCAGTCATAGTAGTAATATCAGCTGCCGCATAGTCTTCACGTGGAGTGTTTACATTTTCAACATCACGTTTCATTCTATTAATAACATTATGATTGCTGTGTTGTTCATCTAACTCTTCTTCTGGAGCCACACCCATTGGTTGCTGTTGACCTACATTTTGGTTTGCTTCTGGTTCTACTAGTTGTTGCTCTTCGTCATTGGCTTTTAAACCTGATAACATTTGAAGAATACGCACAGCATCTACGCCATCAGCTTGAATACTTAATTGTGATACTTGTTCGTCAAGTTTTTCTTGTGCTTCTTTAACTGTATAGCGTTTGCCACCAACTTCAAAGTCTTTAGCCCCAGTTGCTTTAGCTTTGGCCAATGCGCCTGAGAATTCGTTACCTTCTTCCATTTCGTCTTCTTCCAAGTCGTCTGCAGGTGCATTTAATCTGCTAGTATTAGCCATTGGAGTTGATGGGCGGCTTCCTGGTGCTTTTAACGCACTTGGATCAAATGTAGATTTTTTACCGCTTGGTACTGCTCTTGGAGGTGCAGTTAACTCATCTAACTCTTCTTCATGACTGCATGAACAAGGACTTTCATTACATTGTACGCAATGTGTGCCGCTTAACTCATGACTTAAAGGAGTTTCTGTGTTTACAGAAGCAAGTTCTTCGTTGCATTTGCAAGGAGCACTTGAGCATTTTGGACAAGCAATAGGTACACCAGCTAGTTTAGCAATTTCGTCAAGCTCTTGTTGAACATTGCGTACATCGTCCATAACTTCTTGCTCATCTAATTCTTTCTTATAGTGATTCCAAGCGTCTTTATCTGTGTAAATTGGGTGATGACGAATAGCTTCTTTACCTTCTGTTACTTTAGTTGGCAGGCCTTTATGCTTAGTAGCGGCAAAATCATGTGCCGCTTTTTTAGTCATACCCTTAGCTACTTTAGCTATCTCTTTACTCGGCGCTTTCATTTTTCCCTTTTGTACGGCATGTACCATACCCATAAATTTTTGTTGTTGTTTGCTTACTGCTTTTTCTTTAACAATAGTTTCATCTAAGTCGTCGTATTCTGGATCACCTAGATCAACAATGCGATGACGGCTTTTGCGATCCATGATGTCTTTTGTGTTGCCGCTGTGATTTGGATATTCTTCTTCGCCGCCGTATTTCTTACCTTTGTGGATAATGCCTGTGGCTGTTTTAGTTACTTCACCACCCGTAGATGTTTTAAATGTTTTTGACTCATCTAGGTCTTTGTCACTGTCATCACCTGCATAGGCTTTTTCGTGTTTAACACCGCTGTCAGTTTTAGTAACTTTGTTACCTTTAGATGTTTTGTAGTAATCACCTTTTTTAGCGTGTTTGTCAAACTCTTCTTTGTTCTTTAGTTCTCTGCCTTCTTTAACTTCTTTATCTTTAACAGCTTTCTTAAATGGCTCTTTCTTGTTGCCATCACCGTCAACGTCTAAGAAGTCTGGTTTAGCGGCTTCGCCTAGTTTCTTACCTGCGGCAGCTGCTTTTTGGAATTTCTTTTTACCGTATTTTTTGCGACCAATGCTGGCGGCTACAGCGGCTGGATTCTCAGCACCACCTTTCTTAGCGGCTTTTTCAACTGCTTTGAAGCCCATGTATTTTTCTTCTAAGCTCTTAACAGCTTCAGTAATACTGCCTCTTGGCTGTACTTCTTCGTATACTGGCTCTTTAGTTGCTTTTTTAGGGTCAAGTGCTTTCATCTCAGGATTTAGGTTATTGAATTTACCTAAAATACCATACATTTTCATGTCGCTCATCTTATTAGTTCCTTATTAACCTAACTTTTTATTTGGGTTAGGTATTGCATTTTGTTTACTGCCCACTGGATCAACTTTACCTTGTGGAATACTGTTTGTTGTTTTGCCATATGAACTTACTGGTTGACCACCAATAGTGTTATCATCACCAGACACTGTCCAACGATCTTTAGTTGGAGCTAGCTCTTTAGCAATAAATTGTGCACCACCGTAGGCTTGGCTAGCTGCTTTTTGTGCTGCGTCAGCTTCTGGAAGAGGTTGAGTGATAACATTTTCACCTTGTACATATTCACGTAGTTCACTATTCACACCACTGCGCCATATTTCTTCTGGATGATTAGTTGGTACTACAAAAATAGCTGATGCTAGCATATTGCAACGTTCAGAAATCAATTGGCGTAATTGTGCATCGATACATGGATATGCTAGGCTTACATCAAATTGATAAATTTCTGTTGGGCCAAAGCTAGGAAATTCAGCAACGTTTTCCTGTATTGGTAAACGTTTAACAGCAGAAATCTCGTGTAGTTGCCAAGTTTCAAGTGCTGACTTAATACGGTCCATGCATTCTGCTGGATCAATGTTAGCTAACTTAACACGAAAATCGTATGTCTTTTGTACTTCTGATAAGTGTTGTATAAAATTTTTCATTCTTTAAGATCCTCTTAGTGTTATTTATCTGACTTTGGCAGAATTAATCCTTTGATTTCGCGCCTAAAATCTGTTTTAATAACTCATTTCTGTCTAATATCACTGCTTGCCCATCTTCTGCATCAACTATCTTATCGCCATCTGATTTGTTACTATCTTTGGCAATTTGTGCATCTAAACGAGCTTTTTTCAGCTGTAAGTCTACCATACGTAGCTTCTTATCTAATTTGGCTTGCTTGGCTGTAATAGCATGTCCTAGTAGGGTGCCTGCTGTGGCTAGGATGTGTCCGCTGAATCGTGCTTCAACGTTCATGCCTAGATCAATTAGGTCCTGGAATTTTTCTTTAGCAAGGTCGCTGAGATCATCTAGTTCTTTATCACTAGTATCTAAATCTGCTACAAAAGGAAGTGCGGCATCAATTTTATCAATTGCTCCATCAACTTCTTCAATTAAAGCACGGTTTTCTTCTATGGTTGTTTCTGCCTGCTCAGGTGTTGTTTCTTCAGCAGGTGGCAAATTGAATAGTTCTGATAGTTTTTGTGTCATAGTAACACTATTTACCGCTTGTGGTTCTTGAAGATATCAAATTCTGTAACTACACGGAAACGCATGTTATTAGCGCGAGCCCAACTGTCTGCGGCTGCCCATTTGGCCATGTTCATTGCTACCATTAGTTTATCACGATAGCTACGGGCCGATTCCATAGTTGTTTCTGTTGAGGGTTTAATTTCTACTATTTCAGTATGTTTCTTTTGGTTGGCATCTACATAGACCACTAGAAAATCTGGTACATAGATTGTTTGACGACCTTTTACTGGATTAAAGTAAGGAATACTAATAGCTTCACTAGCCCAATTCAGCACTGCTGGATTGTTATCACAAAAGCTCATAAAAGTAAATTCCCAACTACTACGATAGGTAGGCACACGCTTACCTATGTATTTCTCAGGGTTCTTTACTGTGTACTTTCCTTGTGCATATTTGGCCATAGTTACGCCAATATTGTACGAGAAATGTATTTACTAGTCTGCGGACTATTACTAAGTCCTAATAGGCTAGTACCTACACGATTAAAATTAAGGAACATGGTTAAGAAAGCATCTACTTCGCTGATGCTGTTGTAGGCTGTGCTAGGACCAGGTTTAGCATACTGCACATTACCTGTGGTCCATGTAGTACCGTTATTGGTAGTTACATCAGTGTCCTGTTGATTTGGATCAATATAACTGGTATATTCTGGACTGGTTAATTTGTTCTTGTCACTGATGACTTTTAATTGTTCTATAATACCCATTGGATCTAAATTCTGCTGTAGGGCTGTATAGATAACTGCAGCCGCTAGGTTCTTGCCTGTAGCTGCGTCGCCAGTTAATCCTTGAAAGTAAGCAACTACCGCATCATTGGCATAGGGACTGATGCTAGGAGTCTGCGTATAGTAATTATTAAAATAATTAGTAGTCGCATTTGCGGGTGTTTGATTAGGTAAATTTCCGTTGATCGCCATGTTAAGTTCCTGCTACGCCTTGATTACTGCTAGATGTTTGATTGTTTTGTCCATTGATATTAAGCGCATTTGTAATACTACCCAACCCAGGCTGAGCTGTTAGTGATCCAGATAGGCCCTGTGTTACTGTTGCGCTAGTCGGAGCATACACTGTACTCAACGGATTTTGTCCTGCTAGTATTGCTTGACCTATTCCTAATATATTTAAATTAGGAGTTTGCAGTAGTTGTGCATTAGATCCTGTGGCAATGTTGAAAACATTAAATGAATTCTGTACAGCAGATCCTAGGTCACCATTTTCTACATCATTAAAAATACTTTCTGCTCCGCCAATTAATGCGCCAAGATTTCTCAATGGACTTGGTGTATTGTCATAGTGAACTTGATCAAAGCCTAGAACTGTACCGTTACTAACTGGGCCGCTGTCGTACAACACAGCTTCGTAATTAACTGTCATTTGATGATCTAATGGTTGGTATTCACCAGCAGTGTGTTGCCCGTGTTGGAAACTGCTGATCACAGGACGAACCAATGTGTAACTACTAAAACGTTTTTGATGTAGACTATAAATTCTAATACTGCTAAGATAAGGTAAGTTTGCTGCATTGGCAGTTTTAGGAGTGTACCCCCAATTCTGTTGTTGGCGTTGTTTGTATTTGCTGTTATCTTTATAATTATCTACTGTGGCGTAGTCGCTGTCTCTATAGTAGTAGGTAAAGTAATCTCGCCAAAAGCCACGTACTATATCAGCACTGTCATCATGGAAAGTAATGTTCACTGGCTCATAGTTGACTTTTTCTTGCTGTACTGTCTTACGATTGTAAGCATTGTAAGTTTTAGTTGTTACTGTGAACTTTGGCAAGTTTATACTTTTGGCCATAAGTCCTGTTTCAATTTGTCCTAGTTGTTGTAGACTTGACAGGTCTGTATTAACATCAATAAACACATGAAATAAGTTATTAAGTTTGGGACTGAGTCTATATAAACCATCAACAAAAGTTCGTGCGGCGTGTTGATAGTCGCGGATGTTTTCTTGTGGTGCAATGGCTTGGAGTAATTGTCCAAATATATTGTTTTGACTCATACTATTATTTATCGTCAAAAAAAAGCCCAGAATTAACTGGGCTTTAATATATTTCGTCTAGATTAGCCAGTAATAACTGAACCTAGTGTTCTTGTTACTGTTGATCCAATACCACCACCAATTGGTGTTTGTAGTGCATTATCGTAACGTATAGTTAAATCAATGGTCATTGGTTCATTAGATCCATAGTTGTTATCACCATAGTCTGCTGTCATTAAGTAGCAACCATCTAATTCCCATGTTTCAAGAACGTTTGGAGTGCTTGTGCCATTACCACCATCAAGGATTTCAAGTAGTGTAGTAAATTTGTAGTCAATACCAGAACTTGCACTTGCTTGTTCAAAGAAGTCAAATTGTTTCTGCATTTGTTCACCAACACGTTTAGTAACTTCGCCACTAGCGTCATCACGTATTTGTGTTGTAACTTCTGCCCAGGTTGGTTTACCAGCTAGATAAACTTTACTGTTGTAGATAGGAATTTCAATATTTTCAAAGCTAACGCTTGGACGTTTAAAACTAATAACTTGTTTTGTAAGTTCAGTAGTAGGTTGTGTAACACCAAAGTTTAAGAAAGTAACGCGAAAGCGGAACTTTAATTTTGGCATTAACAAGCCTTGTGAACTAGCACTTTGACTTGTTGATAACGGTACTGTAAAATTACTTAATGATGATGTTGCCATCTTATTTTCCCTTTAATACTTTATAGTATTTACCTATTTTACTGCTACGCAATAGGAGCGTTGCCACTCCCATTATCTGCGTATATTATTAATTAATTGTTAAAGCTGAGCCAGTATTTTGTAAACGTACTGGAATGTAGATAAACTCAATTGCTTTAACTGGTTGTATTGCAATATCAACCCATAGTTCATAGTTATCAATACGTGTTGGTGTATTGTTAGTTGTATCGCACACTACCAAGTAGTCATAGATACCACGTTTAGCTACTAAGTCATGGAATACAGCGTTAAATGCTGACTGTACTTGACTACGTGTAATTGCATCATTTGGTTCAAAGATGAACGGAGATGCAACTTTAGCTAAAACTGTACGTAAGTAAACTACTAAGCGAGCTACATTTACACGATCCATTGCACTAGCTGCCGGAGCACGTGTTTTTTGGCCGTATGCTACTAATCCAACGCCTGGTAACACTGTGATTGGGTTAACTTCGTTTTCGTACAATACATCACGTAGGCCTGATGTAACACCAATGCTACGGAATACATTATTATCTGTGCGATCAACATAACCAATTGAGCT